GTTTAACTCAATGGTAGCACCAGGATGTGTGGCTATGTTGTGTGGCAGGGCCGGCAGTCTATTGGACGGCACACCTTACCATGCTACTTTCAAGATCAACCCAATGATTAACGAATTTGACGATGGCCACACTTATCGTACGATGAACTACGGTGATCTCTGGGCCTATGGGGTTGTGGCTAGATGGCAAGGTCATAACGTCCGATATAAGCACCCACTGAACCTAGGATCGCATAGGATTTATGCTGCCAATAACGTTAGTGTAGCCATGCCACCTACGACCCCATGTAAATTGAGAAGACCGGAGAACTATCGATTTGTTGGTGTAGAACGTAGAGATAAATGCTGGGGCTCCGATTTTAGCCACAGGTTATACCAGGAACAAGTGTTTACTTGGAGCGTGATTAGATTTGAGGTACTATCGGAACCCGAGTGGCTGGCTGAGGTCGTCGTCAGGGAGGACCTCATGCCTAACTTACCGAAATACTACACTACAGCTGCAGATATCGTCGCTAACACACTGGCGAGGCTAACTGCCCGGTACGATTTAGCGTTGGCGGGTTTTCACGTGGACACGATGATCGTTGGGATGCCGTTGAGAAACGATACACCAGCTGCCCCATTTCAGAATGGTGTCGACCAGATGGAGCAACCAAACGACGAACTACCACCCCAGGCAGACGGCGACTAGCAGAGCTAGAACATATACCCCGATGCCTGAAGAAGTCTGGAACTAATTCACTTGCATCATGTGCCTTTGATCAGGCTGATTATATACTATTAGACTTGCGTAAAGGACATACTGGTGATGGTACTTTATGGAAGAAACTTAAAACTTTTGCAATACCGCTGGCGGCACAGTATTTCTCTTTACTGGACATCACTGCATATTACATTCATTCAAAAACTCATTTTCATTCATTACGGGGTGCTGACTTAAGGTACATATCTAGGATCCAATATGGGCCGACGCTATTTCCCTATGGGCCCGTTAACGATGCCGACATCCTCAACGAGGTGTTTATGACAAATCATCAATACACACATCTTGAAAATCTGAGACCCAGTACAATAATCGCTATCCTACGAAAACACATTCCTTTGAATCACACTAAAGTGTCAGCTAAACATTTGAGACACGTGACAGTTAATGAACTTAATGCTCTTGATGAGAATTACGTATTACCTAAAATACAATTTCTCGAATACTTCATCAGCAGGCTGATAAATCACCCGGACTTCACAGAGGCCTTTTTCTCTGGCTTAGTAGTCTGGGTTCTTAATATGCCTCAAGAGGTCTACAATTTCATCAAGAAAAGTAAAGTATGGTACAAACCATATATTGATGTTCTTTCTTTCGCTAGTTATGTCAAGTCTAATGTCACATTACGACTAAAAGCTCTACAAAACTGTCTCCAGATTGACTTGACTCCTTGTTTCGAGTTCGAAGTGTTAGTTAATAGGGGATTGGGAACGGTA